TATAGATGGGGCCAGCCTCTTTGCCATGCGCGGCGGCGCCGGATTGATGGGGGAGGCGGGACTAGAGGCCATCATGCCTCTGAAACGCGGCGCGGATGGCCGTTTGGGTGTGGCGGCGACGCAGGCCGCGCCGGTTCAGGTGACGATGAATATTTCCACCCCTGACGCGGCCAGTTTCCAACGCAGTCAATCGCAAATTGCCGCGCAAATGAGCCGGGCGCTGCACATGGGCCGGCGCAATTCGTAAGGAGCATGTCATGTCATTTGACGAAATTAGATTTCCCACAAGCCTCAGCTTTGGCGCCTCTGGCGGTCCGCAGCGGCGCACAGATATTGTCACCCTGGCCAATGGGTTTGAAGAGCGCAATAGCCCCTGGCAACATTCGCGCCGGCGCTATAATGCAGGCGTGGCCTTGCGCTCTTTAAGCGATATTGAACAGGTGATTGCCTTTTTTGAAGCGCGGCGTGGTCAGCTCACGGGCTTTCGTTGGAAAGATTGGGCCGATTACAAATCTTGCGCCTCTGATCGCGCCATCTCAGCCACCGATCAGCTGCTGGGCATTGGGGATGGGTATGAGACCCAGTTCCAACTGCGCAAAACTTACCTGTCCGGCGCCGCGCGCTATGAGCGCCCGATCACCAAACCGGTTTGGGGCTCTGTCATCGTGGCCGTGGGGCAGGTGCCACAGCAAGACACCATTGATTTTGAAGTCGATACCGCCAGTGGCGTGGTCACATTCTCCCATCCGCCTGATGAATTTGCCGAGGTCACAGCTGGTTATGAATTCGACGTGCCTGTGCGCTTTGATACCGATCAAATCGTCACCTCTGTGGCCAATTTCAATGCGGGTGAAGTGCCCAATGCACCGGTGGTTGAGGTGCGGGTATGAGCCTCTCTGCGCTTGATATACATTTGCAAACCGGGGCCACCACCGTGGCGCGCGCCTGGAGCATTACGCGCCGCGACGGGCTCCAGCTGGGGTTCACTGACCATGACCTGCCACTGGCCTTTGACGGCCTGAGCTTTCGGCCCCAAACGGGCATGACAGCACGCGCGCTGACGCAGAGCTCTGGGCTGGCGGTGGACAATAGCGAGGCATTGGGCGTGCTGAGCGATGCGCGGATCAGCGAGGCAGATATTAACGCTGGGCTTTATGATGGGGCTGACGTGACGATCTGGTTGGTCAATTGGCAAGATGTGACCGCGCGCAAGGTTTTGTTCAAAGGACATTTGGGCGAAATTCGCCGCAGTGGCATCGGCTTTGAAGCGGAATTGCGCGGGCTTACCGAAGCGCTGAACCAGCCCCAAGGCCGGGTCTTTCAAAGTCAATGTGCTGCGGTGTTGGGCAATGCGGCTTGTGGTTTGGATCTGACAGATCCGGCCTTTGCCAGCCAACGCGCGATAGAGGTCATCACAGACCGCCAACGGCTGCAATGGTCAGATTTCAGCGGTTATGACAGCGGTTGGTTCACCGGTGGGCGCTTGCAGGTTTTGGATGGGGCTGGACGGTCGTTATCGGCTTGGATCAAGGCCGATTATGAGCAGGGCGGGGCGCGGGTTATGGATCTTTGGGAGCCTTTGCGGGCTGAGGTTCGCACCGGTGATCAGGTGTTGCTGCAGGCCGGATGCGATAAGACCTCTGCGACCTGTGCGGAAAAGTTTAACAATATCGTCAATTTTCAGGGGTTTCCTGATGTTCCGGGCGAGGATTGGTTCATCTCTGTGCCCGCATCAAGCGGGCAAAACGACGGGGGCGCATTGTCATGAGCGATGCCATTGTGCAAGCCGCACGGCGCTGGATTGGCACGCCCTATCAACACCAGCAGAGCCAATATGGGGTTGGAACCGATTGTTTGGGCCTGATCCGGGGACTATGGCGCGAGGTCATCGGTCCCGAGCCAGAGGTTGTTCCTTCGTATTCGCGCGACTGGGGCGAGACGGGCGCGGAGGAAATTCTTCAACTGGCCACGATGCGACATCTGATCGCAAAATCACTGGCTGAGCCGGCCCTCGGCGATGTCATATTGTTTCGCATGCGCCGGGGCTGCATTGCCAAGCACCTAGGTGTGCAGGTTCAAATCGGGGCGGCACCGAGCTTTGTACACGCCTATAGTGGGCATTGCGTGACCGAAAGCCCTCTCAGTCAAGCCTGGGCCCGCAAGATCGTCGCCCGCTTTCAGTTCCCATTGGAAAGGTAAATATCATGGCAACTTTGGTACTTTCTGCGGCCGGCATGGCCCTTGGTGGATCAATTGGTGGCACCGTTGCCGGGCTGTCCATGGCTGCGATTGGGCGCACGGCAGGTGCGGCGATTGGCCAAAGCATTGACCAAAAGCTGCTCGGCAGCGGGTCGCAGGCTGTGCAAACCGGCCGCATTGATCGCTTCCGCCTGACGGGGGCCAATCAAGGCGCTGCTATGGGGCAGGTCTTCGGCAGGATGCGTATCGGGGGCCATGTGATTTGGGCCACCCGCTTTCTTGAACATGTCGCCCAATCTGGCGGCAGCGGCAAAGGAAGCAGCAGCGCCCCTTCGGTGACCCGCTACAGCTATTCAGTATCCCTTGCCATCGCCCTATGTGAGGGGGAAATTACCCATGTGGGCCGCATTTGGGCCGATGGGGTAGAGGTGCCGCGCGACACTTTGAACATGCGGGTCTATCCTGGTTCGGCTAACCAATTGCCGGATCCGAAAATTGTTGCGGTACAGGGGGCGAAGGCGGCGCCTGCCTTTCGTGGCACCGCTTATGTGGTGTTTGAGGATTTAGACCTAAGCCCCTATGGCAATCGCGTACCGCAGTTCAATTTTGAGGTCACCCGTCCCTCCGAGGATCGCAGCGCCGCTATGGCGCAAGACATCAGCCATGCTGTGACCGCTGTGGCTATGATGCCGGGCTCTGGCGAGTTTTCACTGGCCACAACACCGGTCTATTTTGATGACGGTGCCGGCAAGACCCGCGCGGTGAATGTCAACACAGCCACAGGGGACACAGATTTTGAGGTCTCCCTGGAGGCGCTGGTTGGGGAATTGCCCAATTGCCAATCCACCTCGCTTATCGTGTCTTGGTTCGGCAATGATCTCAGGGTGGGCCATTGCGAGCTGCGGCCAAAGGTGGAGCAAAGCGACCAAGAGCCAGAAGGCTTGACATGGCAGGTCAGCGGGGTGACCCGCGCCACGGCCCAAAAGGTGCCTTATGTGGATGGGCGGCCTGCCTATGGCGGCACCCCTTCAGATCAATCGGTGATGGAAGCGATTGCGGCCCTGCGCAGCAAGGGGCAAGAGGTGCTCTTTTATCCCTTTATTTTGATGGATCAACTCAGTGGAAATGGACGGCCCGATCCTTGGAGCGACGCGCCGGATCAACCGGCCTTTCCTTGGCGTGGACGGATTACGACAGATAAAGCGCCCGGTCAGCCCGGCAGCGTGGATAACACCGCAGCGGCAGATGCGCAGGTGGCGCAGTTTTTTGGTCAGGCCAAGCCTTCGGATTTTACGATATCGGGCGGGCAAGTTCATTACAGCGGGCCAGCTGAATGGTCGTTTCGGCGCTTTATTTTGCACAATGCGGCATTGTGTAAAGCGGCCGGGGGCGTTGAGGCCTTTTGCATTGGTTCAGAAATGCGCAGCATGACGCAAATTCGGGGCGCCGGTGGGCGGTTTGTGGCGGTGCAGGCCTTGCGGGCGCTGGCGGCGGATGTGCGGCAGCTCTTAGGTGCGCATACCAAACTGTCCTATGCGGCCGATTGGTCAGAATATTTCGGCTATCAGCCCAATGATGGCAGCAATGATCGCTATTTCCATCTTGATCCGCTTTGGGCCGATGCGAATATCGATTTCATCGGCATCGACAATTATATGCCCCTGTCTGATTGGCGTGATGGTGACGATCATGCGGATGCAGGCTGGGGCTCGATCTATAATCTCGACTATCTGAGCCTGAATGTTGAGGGCGGCGAAGGCTATGATTGGTATTATCATTCTCCCGAGGCCCGCGCGGCGCAAATTCGCACGCCCATCACCGATGGGGCGGGGGCGGAGCCTTGGATCTACCGCTACAAAGACATTCGCAATTGGTGGAAAAATCCCCATTACGAGCGCAAAGCCGGGCAACGCGATCTCCTGCCAACCGATTGGGTGCCGCAAAGCAAACCGATTTGGTTTACCGAAATTGGCTGCGGCGCTGTCGATAAGGGCACAAATGAGCCGAATAAATTCGTGGATCCTAAAAGCTCTGAAAGTGCTTTGCCGCGCTATTCAAATGGGCGGCGCGATGAGCTGATCCAGATGCAATATCTGCGTGTGATCTATAGCTATTGGAACGATCCGCAGAACAATCCGCAATCTGTCGAATATGAC